ATTACATTATAATGCTGGTGACCTTGTTGGAGTTAGAAATGGAAACTTCTCACAGGGCTCTACTGGTGATTGTATAGTTACTTGTGTTTGGGAGTTTGATCAACTCATTCCTTAAATAAATTTTAGACTCTAGTATAATGTAAAAACGGACTTTGATGCAAAAGAAACTATTTATTTTGTATATAACTGCCATTTAGGAGCAATTGAATGTCGAATTTATTAAAAGAAGCTATTGTGGACGCAAAAGCTTTGCGAGAGTCAGCACTTAAAAATGCTGAGACCATTGTAATCGAAAAGTATTCGGAAGAAGTGAAAGACACCCTGCAGAAACTTTTAGAACAAGAAGATGAACTAGGTGGAGAGTTACCGCCGGCTGACCCAGCCATGGACGCCGCTGCTGACCCTCTTGCTGCTGACCCGCTAGCTGCTGAAGAGCCAGCTCTTGACGCTGCCCCGGCAGAAGAAGAGCCCCTTGATGCCGAAGCGGCACCCGAAGAAGAGGGTATAGCCGATGAAGACATCCCACTTGGCGCCACTAATGACTTTGGCGATTTAGAAGGTCAAAACTTAGGCGATTTTGCTGCCGGTGGAGAAGGTCAACAGCTTACAATCGACCTTGGTGCACTTCAAGAAAGCATCGAAGCGCTCAAGCAGTCCATCGACGAAGACGAAGAAGTCGATCTTTCCGAGTTTTTGAATGAAGAAGACGAAGAAGAATTAGATGAAATTCTTGGTCTTGGAGACGACGAAGAAGAAGATGTTAACGAAGAAGAGATCCCAGATTTAGAACTTGACGAAGAGCAAGAAGAAGAGGAAAGCCTTGAAGATAAGGCTGCTGAGACTGCTGCTGATTCTGCTCTAGATGGTATAATGAGTGCTATGTCCGAAGAATTAAGCGCTGATTCACTTGTTGATGCTATTATGGAAAAGCTTACCGTTGATATGGGCGCTGACCTCGCTGGTTGGGCCGGCCGATCGTCCGAAGATATGAAATATCAAATGGAAAAAGAAATGGCGCATCGCCGTTCTACAGAAGTAGAAGAAGAAATGAAAGATTTGAAGAAAGCTCAAGAAGAGTTGGTTTTCGAAAATAACCAACTTACAGAAAAGCTTTCGGAATACGAAGCAGTTGTAGGTGAACTTAAGGAAGGTCTTCAAGACACTAACCTTTCGAACGCCAGACTGTTATACACGAACCGTGTGCTGAGAAATACCTCCTTGAATGAGCGGCAAAAAGATAAAATTGCCGAAGCTATTTCGAACGCTGGTTCAGTTACAGAAGCGAAGACAATCTATGATACACTTCAAAGCACAGTGGAGGCTAAACCTAAAAAGAGCCCACAATCACTGAGCGAAGCAATCGGTCGTCGTAACACTGTACTTCGGGCAACTCGTAAAGAAGCGCCCGCGTCCGATCCATTCCAAGATCGGATGAAAAGACTAGCTGGAATAAAATAATCATATATAGAATAAAGGAGGTGATTTAAAATGTCTAGTATTATCGAAAGATTGACAGAAGGTGTTGTCAATCGTGATATGCGTGCTGAAGGTTCCGCTCTTCTTTCCAAGTGGGAGAAGACAGGACTTCTTGAAGGTCTTAATGACGACCGTAAGAGAAATTCCATGGCACGCTTGCTTGAAAACCAAGCAAAGGAACTTCTTCGAGAGGCAAGCACTCTCGGCGCCGGCGATGTAGAAGGTTTCGCAGCAGTTGCGTTCCCTATCGTCCGTCGTGTATTTGCAGGCTTGATCGCAAACGATCTTGTCTCCGTCCAACCAATGAGCTTACCCTCGGGTCTCATTTTCTTCCTTGACTTTACGTTCGGAAGATCAATTGGTGATCGCTCTGGAGACGCTGCGGCTAGCCGTATGGGTAACACCAAAAATAAGTCCATTTATGGTACCGATGAAGTTGGTAGCGAAGTGACTGGTGGTGTTGATTTAATCTCACCAACTACTAAGGCTGGCTTCGGCGGTCCAATGCGTGATGGTGGTACCGGTTATGCGTATGCTTCGGCTACAGGTTCGATTACCATCGAAGCTAACGCTAATACCAAATTAGCTCTGTTTAGATTAGACGGCAGTGTCTCTGAGACTAACGCAAAATATGTCCAATATGACCCGGATATCTTGTCGCTCACCGACACTAGTAAGGGTGTTGTTATCTTAGATACTTCAATTGACAACTTGTCTGAACCAGCACAAGGTGATCTTGATCTTGATAACGTTTCGGCGTTTATCTTGGCTCTCACCAACTCCACACAAGTTACCAGCCTAGGTGCTGTGACTGATTTGGCTCAAATTCGTCGCTTGACAAGAGTTGTGGGAGCAGCTGATTCACTGGTTGGTGATAAAGCAATTCGTTTTGTATATACTATTGCTAACTCCGCGGTCACCGCTGAGTCAACATCTGAGGCACTGAATGGTGGTATTACTGCCGCTGCGACTGAATTCCCACTTAAGGATCAGATTGACAACTCTAGCACTGTTGGTGCGGTTGTTGGTGATCTCTTCCCACTGGAAGCAAACGAAGACATCCCCGAGATCGACATCAAGGTTGACTCGATCGCTGTCACTGCTCAAACTAAGAAGCTCAAGGCTAAGTGGTCTCCAGAGTTAGGTCAAGACCTTAACGCTTACCACAACCTTGATGCGGAAGTTGAGTTGACTAGCATCCTTTCGGAGCAAGTTGCTCTCGAAATTGATCGTGAAATCCTTGCTGACCTTGTAAATGGTGCTACCGCAGCTACCTACTACTGGTCGCGTTCTCCCGGTCTCTTCGTAAACCGTGAAACTGGTGCGGAACTCGGTGCTACTTCGGCAGCCCCTGACTTCACTGGTACCGTAAGCGAGTGGTACGAAACTCTCGTTGAAACCATCAACGACGTTTCTGCTCAAATTCACCGCAAGACTCTTCGTGGCGGCGCTAACTTCATCGTCTGTGGACCTGAAGTTGCTAACGTCCTTGAGTTCACCGCTGGATTCCGTGCTTCCGTCACTCACGACGATGAGAGCGGTTCCATTGGTGCTGTGACTGTAGGCTCCTTGAGCAAGAAGTTCGACGTTATCGTTGATCCTTACTTCTTGAACAACGTAGTCCTCGTTGGTCGTCGCGGATCTTCTTTCCTTGAAAGCGGATATGTGTACGCTCCATACGTGCCACTGCAAACCACTCCTACGATCTTCGGACCAGAAGACTTCGTACCCCGTAAGGGCGTCATGACGCGTTATGCCAAGAAGATGGTGCGTCCTGATATGTACGGTCTTGTTGTCGTTCGCGGACTTCTGGGTGAGTCAGGTTCCTGATCTAACCTAAGTGGTCATTGAAAAGATACCCCCTTCCCATGTGGTTGGGGGTTTTCTTTTTGGTTTTAAAATACTAAAAATGTTGATCTGCTCAAAAATTTCGCCGGTAATTTTTTCAGATTTTGGTTTTTTATGCGACAACGTGACTTTACTAGAAGATAAGACTATTTACTATTGAATTAACGATGGTATACATCGAATTTAATAATCATATTTAAGGAGATAAAATAATATGGCTAAAGTAGGAAGAGCGGCATACAACGCTTCTAAAATGAGAGTGGAAACTATTACTCCGTCTGCAGACGGGACTGTTAGCGCGTACACAAAAGAAATAGGTACTGCCGAAACCGGCGAAATCTACTTTGTGGATATTAGTACCAATACTGTCAGTATCAAGTTGCCCACACCAGTAGCAGGATACTACTTCAGAATTGTTTTGGCTACAGCTTCAGATAATGAGGCCACCAAAGACCTGATTATCACAACTGGAGATGATGCTGTTGATATGGGTGGTTCTATTGACGCCGGAGGCACACCCTTCGAAGTCACTAGTGCGACGTCTAAATTGACTTTTGACACCTCAGCCGGCGCAGCCACTGTTGGAGATTACGTCGAGTTTCATTGCGATGGTACTGACTGGTATGTTACTGGTATGACATTCAACGCCAGTACTATGGTCAAAGCAGACGCGATTTAATCTGAGGTAACTAATGGGACGTAAAGCAAAAAGAGCTAGAGTACACGCACGAAGGGCACGACTTCTGGAAACACCAGAGGTCGCTCCTGAGCCAGCACCAGTGGTCGAAGCCGCTCCTGTAGCAGAAGAAGCCCCTGTTGTTAAAGAAACCCCGGCAGAACCAGTAGCAGAGGAAGTTAAAGCTGCCCCTGCTCCTAAGCCTGCCAAAGCAGTCAAAGCTGCTGCCAAGGCAAAGCCAAAAGCAAAAGCAACCAAAACTGTCAGCCGTAAGCGCGCTGTTAAGAAAACAACCGCTAAAGACTAAATTTAACTCCTAACCAAAAAAGCCCCCTGTTTTGACAGGGGGTTTTGTTTAGGGATCTACTACTTAGTTTATAGAGGGACTATTAATGCCGACAAACCTTAAACCTAAGTCTACAACAAGCGCAGTTATCTTATCATCTACAGGCTCAACAGACGATGTAGCCTCTGCTGTACCATTTGGTATTTATACCGGTTCAGCAAACTTCGTTTCAGGAGCGGCGTTACAGGTTGCTTATGTATATAAGAAGCTTGGCGGCGATGTTGTCGATATCGAATTGACGCCGGCAAACGTTTACTCGGCATATGAAGAAGCGGTTTTAGAATATTCTTACATTGTAAATCTTCATCAAAGTAAAAACGCTTTGGGTGACTCAATTGGCAATGTAACAGGGACGTTTAATCATAAAGGTGAACTTATAGGCCCAACAAGGCCCACAGGCTCTAATTTAAGAGTTCCAAGATTTCAAGTCAGTTATGCTCAGAGGGTCGGGGATGGCCTCATTTCACAAACTGGCTTAGGTGGAACAAAAACTATATATTCTGGTTCTTTTAAGCCAGCATCAGGCAAGCAAGACTACGATTTACAAACAATAATTGAGGCAGCTAGCACCTCTGGCACGGACGATGAAGGAAACTCAGTTCCTTTTGCTAATAAAGTGGGCAATAGTAGAATTTTTGTCACAAGGGTATATTATAAAACTCCAAGAGCAATGTGGCGATTTTTTGGGTACTACGGCGGAATTAATGTTGTTGGCAACCTGAACACGTATGGGCAATTTTCAGATGATTCAACATTTGAATTAATTCCTACGTGGCAAAACAAAATGCAGGCTATTATGTATGAAGATTCAATTTTTACTCGCACCTCTCATTTTTCATACGAAATCAAAAATAATAATTTAAGAATTTTCCCAACACCACAGTCATTTGGTGGAGGTTTGGAACGCCTTTGGTTTAATTTTTACGTAAAAGAAGATTCTACGGAGGACGGCGCCGGATATGATGATGGTACATTGGGCGTAAATAATCTAAATACGCTTCCGTATGAGAACATACCCTATAAAAACATTAATTCTATGGGTAAACAATGGATTCGCAAATATGCGCTAGCGCTATGTAAAGAGATGCTTGGTCAAATCCGCGGTAAATTTACTACAATACCTATTCCCGGCGAATCAGTTACATTAAACCATAGTGAATTGCTTTCTCAGGCCAAAGCAGAGCAGGATGATTTAAAAGCGAAACTTAATGAAATACTTGCGTCTACTGAATATAAAGAATTGGTTAAATATGACGCTGAAAAAGCTGATGCTACAGCTAAAACTTTTGCTTTCTCCCCTCTCCCAATTTTTGTAGGATAATCTAAATGTCAGACGAATGGAAAAGACCAGAACAGCCACCACCGCCGCTATTTCTAGGTAAAAAAGAGCGAGATCTAGTAAAACAGGTAAACGATGAATTAATTGAAAACGTCATTGGTCAAGCAATCCTGTATTATCCTATAGATTTAGAAAGAACGCAATTTCATGACTTATATGGGGAAGCAATCGAAAAAACATTTTTATCACCAATTCGTGTTTACGTCTTAGTTGCTTATGATGAGGAATCAACGAAATACATGGAAGGAGTCGGGATAGATGCTGACTCTATCATCACAGTCAAATTTCATAAACGCAGATTGAATGAGGATCAAAACTTGTTTGTAAGAGAGGGCGACTTTATTTTATACGGTGATAATTACTATGAGCTTACTAAACTTTCCAAGCCTCGCAAGTTGTTTGGTCAAGTTGATGAAACGTTCGAAATAATCGCCACGGCCAAGAAAGCTAGAAAGGGTCTTTTTGATGCTACCTGATAACTTTGATTTTGCACAATTGCCAGAATTACCAAACACAGGATCAGTCGGCCTACGAGAAATCGGCATGCTGGAATCCACAATTGAAGACATTGATTACGCCATAACTTCTTGGCTAAAAACTGATCTAAATCTTTTTGCGACCACAAATGAGGGCAGAAAAAAAGTTGATGTCCTGTGGCAAGTTCCAGAAAGAGCATTTCAAATTAAAAACGATAAAGATTTGAGGGATGATTC